CAGCCCGGAGAGTTTCGGGACATCGACACGACTGGGGCATCGCTTCGAGAGAACTTGATACCTCTCCCAATCAAAGAACCCTCTAACGTGCTGATGTCCCTGTTAGGACTGTTGGTTGAATCTGGCAAACGCTTCGCCTCGATCGCTGACATGAACGTAGGGGATATGAATCAAGCGATGCCAGTGGGGACGACGGTCGCACTCCTCGAGCGCGGCACGAAGGTTATGTCCGCAATTCACAAGAGACTCCATTACGCGCAGCGTTTGGAGTTTCAATTGCTCGCCAAAGTCTTTGCTGACTACTTGCCCCCGTCTTACCCCTATCAAACTGGATCCGGTTTACAAGAGGTCAAGCTAGAAGACTTCGATCAAAGGGTAGACGTTATTCCAGTCTCTGATCCCAATATTTTTTCTCAAAGCCAGCGAATCACCATGGCACAAGAACTACTTGCAATGGTGCAGTCGAATCCAGAAATTCATGGGCCGATGGGCATCTACGAGGCGTATCGGAGGATGTATGCAGCGCTAGGCGTCGATAACGTCGAATCACTATTGCAGCCGCCCCAAATGCCTCAAGCTCCGATGCCTGTAGAAGCCGGTCTCGAAAACAGTGGGTTTATGATGGGTATGCCCGCCCAAGCCTTCCCAGGCCAAAATCACAGGGCGCACATAGACGCTCACAGATCGTTGTTTTTGACCGAGATGGTCAAGACCAATCCTCAACTGCAGGGCCTAATTATTAGTCATATGATGCAGCACCTACAATTTCTTGCTTCTGAGTTGGTGCAAGATCAATTGCCGCCAGAATTGATGCAACAGATGCAACAAATTCAAGACGCGGGAATGCAGGGCTTGATTCCAGCAGAACAAATTCAAATGATGGTTTCGGAGCTGAATCTTCTGACCGAACAATACTCGGCGCCTATATTGGCCCAACTTACACAGGATTTGTTACAAAGCATTGGGCAAGGAGATGAGCAAGACCCACTGGTTCAAATCCGGCAACAAGAGCTTGCTCTGAGAGAAAAAGAGATAAACCTAGATCAGGCCAATTTCGAATCAAAAGAAGCTGCTAGAGCGGATGAAAAATTACTCGAGGCGGAGATAGCCAAAGAGCGTATGATGAATTCTAAAGAAATTGCAGATGACAAGATGGATTTGGCTCTGCAGCGATTACAGCAACAAGCTGACCTCAAACTGACAGAGTTACGAGCGAAATTCGGAGGATTACAGTGACAACCAGTTACATCATCGAAAAAAAAGCAGAGCTGAAAAAACTAAAAAATATTTTACGCCAAGCAGAAAAAACCGCTCTGGAAAAGGCCGAGGCTGACGCTTTAGCACGAAAAAAAGCCAGTGATTACAGGATTGCCGTCAAAATGGCGCGGATAGAGGGCAGAGAGGCGCCTGCCGCGCCCGAGCCGGAGATAGCGACCGTGCCCGAAGTCAAAGCAGCGGTCACAGAGCCGATGGTAAAATCGACTACAACCAAAAAAGCTCCGGCAAAAAAGAAAGCTGCGAGCAAAAAATCACCTAAGAAAGGAAGCTGACATGCCGTTGAAAAAAGGCAAAAGCCAAAAGGTTATAAGCCAAAACATCAAAACCGAAATGAAATCTGGCAAGCCTCACAAGCAGGCTGTAGCGATCGCGATGAAAACCGCAAAAAGTATGAAAGAGGGCGGTGCTGTTGGCCAGATGCGCGTCAAGCGCAAACAAATGAAAGTGAGAGGCACTGGCGCTGCTACAAAGGGTCTTAATTACTACGAGACCGTTTAGTGGACGATATCGACTTGGCTCAAAAAATCAGGCGCGTCATCGAAGACCGTCGGGGCATGATTCGCGACACCATGATGGATGGGTTGCTAACAAGTATAGATCATTACAAAAGTTTGCAAGGTGAACTGACTGCGTTAAACTTGGTCGAATCAGAAATTTCGCAATATTTCAAGGAACGGTAGAATGGCCAAGCCCAGTATCGAGGGCGCCTATGTCACGGCAGATGATCGAGTTCTAGATCCAACGCTTTTACAAAAAAGCGCAATTGAGAGGATGCCAGACCCCTCTGGGTGGCGGTTACTCGTGTTGCCATATGGCGGCAAAGCCATGACAAAAGGCGGAATCGCGCTTACGAAAGAAACTTTAGACAGAGAGGCTTTGGCGACCGTCGTAGCTTATGTCGTAAAAATGGGGCCTCTTTGCTACAACGATAAAGAAAAATTTGGTGACACGCCTTGGTGTGCAGAAAAACAATGGGTTTTGATAGGGCGTTATGCTGGGGCTCGGTTCAAGCTCGAGGATGGCGCGGAAGTCAGAATGATAAACGATGACGAAGTTATAGGCACGATTTTAGATCCGGATGACATAGTGAGCTTTTTATGATTGAAAACCAAAATGCGGAACAGCAAGAAGAGCAAATACAAATCGACATCACTGACGACACCGTAGATTCGGGGGGTCAAGCATCGGTTGTAGACGATTCGGATGAATTAGAGCGGTATACGAAATCTGTCTCCAAGCGCATCAATAAGCTGAACCAAAAAACTCGAGCTGCAGAGGATCGCGCACGCCAGTTAGAACAGCTCGCGATGCAAAAAGAGCAGGAGTTGGAGCAATATCGTAAATACACGATGCAGCAACAACAGGTGGTTATCGAGTCGGAAGAAGAAAAACTCAAAGCCCAAGAGTCCCAAGTCGACGATATTTACAGAAAAGCCGTCGAGTCTGGTGACGCAGAGTTGATGAGCAAGGCCGACACTCTGAAAAACGATCTTGCGATCAAAAAAGAAAAGCTGAGAGTTGCCAAAACACGTCAACAACCGGCTGCCCCAGAGCCACAAGCACAAGAGCAGTTGCAACCGCTTCAACAAGAGCCGGTTTATCAACAAACGGCCACTCCAGAGCCAGAGCCAGAGCCTACCGAGGAGGCGCTGAATTGGCATGAGAAAAACAAATGGTATGGCGACAAAGAAAACGAAGAAAACCTGCAAGCTACGCAGTTCGCTTATTTCACACACTTCAACCTTCTGAATGAAGGTTACGAACCAGATTCTGAAGAGTATTATCAAGCACTGGATTCGCGAGTTGCGAAGGTTTATCCTAATCTGCAAACCAGCACCGATGAAGGGGCTGGAGAAGTCGAACAAACGAGAGAGCGACCCCCCGTGCAAAGAGTCGCTCCTGCCTCCGGAGGAGGTCGACAACAAACACGAGGCAATCAGAACGGTGTAAAATTCACCAAAAGCGAGTTAGAACGTCTTCGAGGACTGAAGCCGCACAACATGAGCCAAGAAGCTTGGATGCAGTTGGTGGCAAAGGAAAAGCAGAAAATTGCTGAAAAGGAGGCAAGCTGATGGCAGAAACAAAAAACACTCGTTCTTCGCGTGAGAGCGGAGCGCACGATAATCAGGCTCGGCGACGACCATGGCGTCCTACGAGAAAGCTCGAAACCCCGCCTGCACCTCCGGGTTATACCTACAGGTGGATACGGGAATCTATGATGGGAGTTGAAGACCGATCCAATGTTTCACGCCGAGTGCGTGAGGGTTGGGAGCTGGTAAGGGGCACAGAGCTACCGCCGGAATGGGATTTGCCCACAATGGATAACGGCAGAAATGAGGGCGTCGTCTATAACGAGGGACTGCTTTTGGCAAAAATACCCAACGAGACCGTCGAGGAAAGAACGGCTTACTATGCCGGTAAGACTTCTGAGGCTACGGATGCGTTAGACAACACTATGTTTAATGAAGCCGGCCGCGACTCCAGGTACGTTCGGTACGAACCAAAACGAGAGTCCCGTGTGACTTTTGGCAAACAATAGGAGACTAAAACATGGCGAATAAAGATGCCGCGTTTGGTTTGAAAGCAGCCCGCATGATGGGCGGTGCTCCCTACAGTGGTGGTCAAAGCCGTTATCGAATCGCCAATAACCAGTCAGGTGCAATTTTCCAAGGAGACTTGGTAAAGCAACTGACTGCTGGTGTTGTCGGGCGAGCAGCGGCCTCATCAACTGTTCCTGTAGTTGGCGTCTTCAACGGCGTTCAATACACCGATCCAACCTCTGGAGAAACGGTTTTTAAAAACCACTATCCAGGCTCAATCGCAGCAGCCGATATCATCGCGTTTGTCATTGATGATCCCAACGTGGTTTTTGAGGTTCAAGCTGATGATACTTTCCCAGTAGCTGATCTGTTCGGCAATTTCGATATTGTTGATCAATCTACCACTGGAGACACCATATCTGGCCGATCTAACGTAGAGCTTGATGTAACGACTGGTGCTACCACCACGACGCTGCCTCTCAAGGCTATAGATATCAGCCAAGATCCCGATAACGACGACGTAGCGAATGCCAATACGAATGTGATGGTGGTGATCCAAAACCACATCATGGGCGTAAAAGGCGCTGGCTTGGCATAAGGAGTTACA